TGCTAGTATCAACAATCTCTCCATCATCATAATACTTGTGATTGATTGCAAATCCATTCCACTCATTTTCTGAGAAAAGATACAAAAACTCTTCTCCTGATTTTGAGTCAAATGCAAACTGAGTAAAGTTCTTACTTAGTCTGGGTGCTTCATCATCCCCACCATAATAGTTGGGTTTTGGGTTATCTAACTTAACAAATTCTTGCTTTTCATAATCAAAATCACTATCAGAATAGCAAGATGACATATTGCCACCATCTATCAACTCGGCAACTTTCTCTTTTGTATTGTACTGTTCTTTAAGAGTGACACCTAACCACTCTGGGTATCCATCCCAATGATGATATGCTGAGAGGATTGAACCATCTTCAAGTTTGATACCAATTCTTGCGTTTGTTGACATAAGGGTTTAAATAAATTGACGAGAGGAAACAAAACACAACCAACTGCTTAAGTTCGACTTAAAAACGTATTCCTCTGGGTATCCGTTACCTTGAAAGTCTTATGTTGGTGGGTTTGTTTCCCCACTATTAATATAACACATCTGCAAGAGGATTCAACTTCTCTTGTGACACTTCAATTACTGGCATATAGAGGGTTCCATATTTACCGAATACTCGTCTAAACTTACCAAGTCTATCGCCAAGATAAACTATTGCGGATTGAAAAGGTGCTGCACCTTTGCCATTTCCAAATTTCAATCTTTTATTAATTGCTAGAAATGGATAGGTAGATATTGACTTCCACCATCTTGTAGATACATCCATCTTTATCAGCAAGACTAACTCTTTTGCGTGTCCTAGTTTGTATTGTGATACTGCATAAGGTATCCACTCTTTACTATTACTGTATGGATGATTCATAAACACACTATCGGCAACCCAATCTTGTGCAAGTCCATTCATTTTCTCATCGAAAAGTTTTTTAGCGGGTACGTTGGGATTCTCGATGTCATTACAACAGGGGTCTAAATCTAGTTTGTTATCGAAAAATTCTAGTACATCCCCTACAAACTCAGGTGGGGTGTTCCAACAATCAGTTCTAGTTCCTGTTGTTGCTGTTAAAGCTTTAAGTGCTGTTGATGTCATACAAATATTATATCACACAAATCTAGTTTTGTCTATTCTAAATATAAAAAGTTCGGTTATCCGTATGAAATTAATTGATGGTTGCCACTCTCTAAAACTAGAATGTGCATTAAGGGAGTTGGGTTTTGTAGATGTAGGTTGGAAATGTGTTGCCAACGCAGGTATATTTCTAGTTCTTCCATTTGGTTTACCCGAAGACCCAGACGGAGACTTACTCGGTTTCCAAGTTGTTAAATCTAGTCGGGTCATCAGGTTATCTGATAGTGCAAAAAAAGCACTTGACTTTGCGATTAATATGTCAGGTTAGTCATCATAGACTAAGCACTCTGGTTCGTCAGGGTGCAAATCGCAAAATAGTTCTAAAGCATTTGGGTCGTGATGATCACCCGCTTCAATTTCCTCTTTATGATGTCCAACGTATTCCTGTAGTTCATGGAGTTCATCTTTATAGTGCCTTCTAGCTGCGGATGAAACTGTTGGGTCTTCAATCCTTTGCTTATCGAACTCGATATGGTCTTCTATTGTTTTCATAATGTGTTCCTCTTGTTACAATACTATTTAGGTTTTTAATGTTATTTTAGTGTTCGGTTAAATCCCAATGCCACTTGATAGATTTAATAAAATCAAACGTATCTTCCATATAAGTTTTATCATTATTGTCATACTTCCACTCACATAAAAAGTTTTTCATTTCCTCTAGGTTCTGGAAATCTCCTTTATGGTCATAATTTTCGTCATACAGATGATACTTCATTGTGGTAAATCGGTGTTAAAGAAAGTTCCAAAGAAACCGCTATCTCCATCTTTGCGATTTTCTATTTTCTCAAGCATATCACTTGCGTCAATTAAGTTGTCTATATGTGCCAACATATCTGCTATGTTTTTACTCACAAATGGTTTTTCTGTTCTAGCTGAACAGGCAAGAGCATTTTTTAAATCCTCTTGTGCATCCCTTAATGCTGACTTGACAGTTTCAGATAGTGCCATTATGCTTTAACCCATCCTGTATCTGTTAATTGATAACCACTTGCAACCAACTCATCATCACTCATAACGTCTGTAGCACTCGCTACAATATCTATGTTACCATCAGGTGTTTCTGTGTAATCTACCCATTTTTTAGAGTCTGTTATCCAACTATGGTCATCTTCTGCAGCTGCATTAAGTTCAACCACATTTTTACTTTTATCAACACCATATAATAAGTCTAAAACTTCTTTACTGTGTCTTGCACATACACGATGATATTGTGAATTTCTTTTTAAAGTAAGCATAATACAATCCAAAATATCCTGTGGAGACTCAACTGTGAGTGCATCCTCGATGGAATCTTTCAAATTATTAAGTGATGGACTTGAAAATTCTTCTATCATTTGTTCTGGTCTAAGTGAATTGCTTTCTCCATAATACCTTGAATCTCTTTTGATGTCAAGTTGTTCATCCAAGACCAATCAGGGTCTTGTTTATCCCACTCAACAGTAAAAGTACCATCTTTATTTTGATTGATTTTCAGAGAGTTGTTGGTCATCTTTGGAAAGTTTTAAAGTTTTTTTAATTAGTTTTGCATATTTCACTTCCATATCGGTATATAATTCTGGGTTCGCTTTTGCTCTCTTAATCAATATCTTAGCTGCCTTCTTATCCTTCATCAATAGTTAAGTTATATTAAGAATTATTTAGTATATTAGGAATTAAAGATATTTTTGATGTCTCCTGATACAGATGTGCTATCCTTTTTAATCTTAACTTTTGTCTTAAATCTCTCTTCGTGTTCTGCTAATTTCATTTGAACAGTTAGCATTTCATCCTGTAATCTTTCGATTCTTTCATTCTGCTGTTGTATATGTTCTTCGACCATAAATGTCTCCCCACTCATAGGGTCTTTTACTCTGATTTCAAATTGTTCTTCTGGTGTCAATCTATTACGATATGGATATAACCAATCCTCTACCTCAGATACAATGACCCAAGCAAACTCTCTAATTTTAAATAATATTTTCATAAATTTTCCCAATCTGTATAATCACTTGGTATCTTACAAGACATCATCGAAATAAGTGTGTCATAAGGAATCCAAGCAGGGTTTTCATTTTGAAATTGTACTTGCACTTCCTTCACATTTTTTTGATAGAACCTATCATATACAGTTCTGACATTTTTTACAAAAGACAACGGACTAATCATTAATAATTTGTTTCCCCAATTATAAAACCCACTCAACAAAATGTCAAGTGGGTTTGTTTTTCTTTGCTAATTTGGTTAAGGTGGATGAGTGAATTGATACATTTAATAACTCGGTAAACTACAATTAACGAATTAAAACCTCCTTACATATTCTTTTACATTCTGCTTGCTGTTCGTCACATTCGACTAGGCACTCGTAGTATTCTGTGATTAAATCATTATCCTCATTGTAACCATTGAGTTGATTTAGTGGAATTAAGTTGTGCATTTCTTTATCGAATTATTGGACTTAGTATGACATAATGTAGGAGTTTTAGTGCATCTTGTTTCTCCTAATTCTGAAAATATTTAGACCAAATGTGTCTGTATTTGCTGATACAAAGTTACAAAAATTTATGCCTACGCACTTATACCTAGTCTCTTTGTCTCCAATCATCTGACCTATCTGGTCGGAACCAATCGTAGATTTCATCTGGACTATTGAAACCCCTTATTTGCCTACCACTTGAATCGGAGTCTCCTATATTCAAGTTATTCAAAAAAGAATCGTTCGGATTTGTCTTCATTCTTCTTGCCTGTTTTAGCATCCCTCTGGCACTTGTATTTGCTTTCCCTAACTTCTCTGCCCATATCATATCCTCTAAACTTACTTCACTTCCAGAGGCAATGTCTTTGCAAATTGCCTCTAATCTTAATCGGTATTGGGTTGATAGCATAAGAAAATCTAATCTGATATATTTATTTTCTTTATGTATGCTTTATTATTTGTCATCTAACACACACAAAGTTGTCTCCTTAAACTTCTGTATTGCCTGTGGTAACACATAATATTCTCTTCTCTGTACTGCCTTTGTGAGTGACTCGATAGTATCATTTTTGAGTATAGGTACTTCCTCCTGTAGGATGATTTCTCCTCCATCCAGTTCCTCATTTACAAAGTGTACCGTACATCCTGTGACATCATCTTCACTATAAAATGCTTGCTCAATAGCGTGTAATCCTTTATACTTCGGAAGTAATGATGGATGTAAATTAATTATTCTGCGTGGAAAGGAATTGACAAATTTGGATGATATAACTCTCATCCACCCTGCTAATACGATTAAGTCAACCTCATAGGTTTTAAACAATTTAATAATATCATCCTCATCTGCACTCTTGATACAGACATTTGGGATACCTAATTTAGTTGCTCTCTTCTTAGCACCACAATTTTTTTTGTTGTATATCATCAATACAACTTCATCTTCTTTACAGGAGCGAACAATATTCTCAAAGTTCGTTCCATTACCAGAACACATGACACCTATTCTCATCTATCTCCACTTAGATAAAGGTTTATTAGAATGTGGATTCTCCAATTTCCTAACATAATCAATAACTTCATCACGAATTTCAATCATTTCATCAAAACAATCTTGATTGTATGCACAACCACGAAGTTTAGTGTCAGGTTTGTATAAGGATTCAAGTAAGAGAGTTCTACCTCTATCCCACTTATCTGCTAAGTTTTTTTCGTGCATCCCTCTTTTCTTTTGAAATTCCCTTTTTTATGTATGTCATAGCACATTCAAAGTTTTTTGAAAAGTGTTCTACGATACCATTATGAACAATGGCAAACTTTCTTCCGTTAGACGGAACTGCTGCCCACATACCATCTTTAGATACCCAACCATTTGGTTGTCCTACCTTTGCATTAAGCAAAGTCAGATTTTTAGTTGGATAAAAAGATTGGTAATTTTCTCCTCTTGCCATTAAAATACAGCAGTAACACTTACTACTCTTGCATTTGGATTTCTTGCAAGTGCAACTTGTCTCGCTTCCTGATAGTCAACTGCTCTTACTTCTTCAGTAAAAGTTTGACCTGCTACATAAAGTTCTACTTTGACTCTCATAGTGTTTTCCTTTGTTTACTCTTCTATTATATAATATCTAAGATATTGATGCAAGGTTCTTGTGCCACTTCTTTAACTGGTTTATATTCTTGCACTCTTTTCTGAATTAGATTACCATAGTCTTCGTGTAGTTCGCAACCTATGTAATCTCTACCAAGTGCCTTAGCTACTGCTGCTGTAGTACCACTACCCATAAATGGGTCAAGTACAATGTCTCCCTTCTCACTTCCTGCTAATATGCAAGGTTCAATCAAGTCAGGTGGATATGTGGCAAAATGTGCTTCACGATATGGTTTGTTAGTTACTGACCAGACAGAGCGTTTATTCTTTGTTGGATATGATTTTGTAAGTCCTGTATGTGGCGATAGTCCTGTTCCTTCGTTATGATATTTTCCGTTGGTTCTATCTCTTGTTCCCCAATCTTTTGCGGGTTCTTTGATTGCTTCGTTGTCATAAAAATACTTTTTATTTTTACTGAACAAAAATATATATTCGTGTGACTTCGTACACCTATCTCTCACACTCTCAGGCATCGGATTAGGTTTATGCCATATTATATCTTGTCTCAGATACCATCCATCATTTCTCATTGCAAAGGCAAAGAGCCATGGGATTCCAATAAGGTCTTTTTCTTTGAGTCCTTCGATTCTATTTCCTCTACGAGGACACACATCTGGTAAGTCTTGTTTTGTATTTGCAACAGTTTGTCTTGGTAGTCCTTGTCCTTTTCCAGGTCTGTAATTATAGTAACTATCCCCAAGATTAACCCAACAAGTTCCATCATCTGTAAGCACATTTCGCACCTCCTTAAATACGTTGACTAACTGTTCAATAAATTCATCAGGTGTTTGTTCCTGACCTATTTGATTCTCCTCTCCTCCATAATCTCTGAGTCCGTAATATGGTGGGGATGTCACACACATTCTTGCCTGTTCATCAAACTCTTTAAGTGTCTCTCGACAATCTCCAAATAAAATTGTGTCTCTCATCCGTATGTGTGTATGTTGTAATTTTTACGAACTGGTGGGTATTTGGGTTTAGGTTTTACCCTTACCGCTTTGTATATCCTGAGTAATGTTTCTGTGTTCATTTTTTTAAAAACTCATTTAAAATCCAACTACTGCTATTCATTTTATTATCGCCACCCACACCCCACTCAAAGACAACTCTTTCATCGTCATTGAATTTTTGTAACTCAGGAACATTGGTATTTACTCTATCTCCTCCATTACAGAATACCACTTTATCATACATTTGTAAACACTTTAGTATCGCATTGCAACTACTATCATCAGAGTCATCATAAGTAATAGTAAGGTCAACTGGTTTCATTTCTTTAACGATTGCTCTTCTTTCTGTCATCGGTAAGAAATACTTTCCTTTCTTACGAATTAACCACTCATCTGAATTCAATCCCACACATAATGGTGTATGTGGATATAACTCTTTTGCATTTTTGAAGTATGATATATGACCTGTGTGTATTGGGTCAAATCCACCTGTGACTAAAACTATTCTACTCATCGTGTAATAATTGTTGTAGCTGCCTGTCCTTTGTTGAAGATAGTATCGACTACTGCTTCAACCTTTCTTGCGGTAGTAATACCAACATTAGAGTAAACTGGTACACATACAAGACCAAATACTTTGTCTGCATCGCCCTTACGAATAACTCTACCAATTGTCTGTGAGATACCTATGTAGTCCATAGACCTCATAAACAATACTGCTTCAAGACCATTGACATTGATACCCTCTGAGAGTATGCTGTGATGCAATACAACAAACTTTTTGTCTGTCCTACCCCATTGATTTAGTGTATCAAAGAAAGTCTCTCTGTCAACCTTTTCTCCATCAATCATCGCACCTGTTTTTGCTGTGATAAACATATAAGAGTAACCACGAATAGCAAGTTGTTGTACGAAATCTGTCTGAGAAACAAGTGCAACAATCTGTCTGGTTGACTTAGCACATATCAATACTTTGTCCTTATCAAGATTGTCAATCGCACCTATCATTTGCTCATTGTCTCTGTCTGCAACTAACTCATCTTTCTTGAGTATTCTTGAACGATACACCTTGACTTTAGGTGGTAGTATGTAACCTTGCTTGACTAACTTTGGTGCAGGTACTTGACATATTACACCACCATACACCTCTGTCCAGTTCATACCTGCCTTGACAGGAGAACGACTATGCTTTGGTGTTGCTGTAAAGAAGTAACAACGATGAGCATACTGAGAGAAGTAATCAGTAGCAGGGAAAAAGTTTTTCTGTACTGAGTTGTGTGCTTCATCAAAGTAGATAGTATCAACATTGATACCTGACTCTTCAATCCTGTGTAGTGAATGATAAGTTGTAAAAATAATCTTACGACCACTTGTTGTCTCATAAAAAGATTGAATCTCAAATGGGTTTGTGGTATTATACATTCCTTTAACTCTACCACTATGAACGTGCAAATAAGACACATCAATATAATGTTCGTCAAGGATTTCTATAAACTCTTTACATAGTTGCTCTGCAAGAAGTATGCGTGGTGCAACGACTACAACTGTAGCATCAGTTTCCAACTGTCTGATAGCATCCATAATCATACAGATAGTCTTACCACCACCAGTAGGAACAATGACTTGTCCTTTGTCATTGTCTAACATTGATTGTATCGCTTGTTCTTGGTGGGGTCTTAGTTGCATTAGTGTTCTTTAGATGTACCTATCATAGCATAAAAATACCTCCTGTGCAGGAGGTTGTGCCAGTTTATCAATCATCATAGTGTGTAAATGTAATATTACCTGATATAACGATTCTCCTTTTGTTAGTTTCATTTGGTATAACTTCGTGCCATACCCAAGAGGGAAAACATATTATATCTCCATTACTTTGCTCATTGGGTATTAATATATTTCCTTTTGTATCTGTAAATCTGAAACATTTTTGTTTAGGCACATCTAAAAAATGAACCCAAGATATATCAGAACCCATCTTTTTATCTTCATGTGCGTGATGATGGGGTTTATGTTTCATTCCTTTTTCATATAATTGTGTCCAGTAAGTGCAATCATATCTCACTTTATCATATACACCTACCTTTTCTACTATGTCACGAACTATAATTGAGTATATGTCATTAAATTTTTTATCAGGTCTTTCGATTTCTTTTAAAAAATATGTGCTTATGTGTTGGTTTTCTTTAGCAAATTTTTTAGAACCAACAGAATCAATATCAAATTTAAGTTCCTTTAAATTTTCATAAGTAAATTCAATATTATCGTGATACCAGTAAGGTGGTTTATAATTAGTCATTATTTTTCTCCTTGCATCCAAAAAAATGAGTTATGGCATATCTACCATATCCATCATAATAATCTGAATCGTTTATTGAAACCTCACTTACTCCATGTTCAACCCAAGATGGCATCATAATCAATGAATTATGTTCGCAATTAAATTCATAATCATATTTTGGGAATATTAGATTACCACCTTCAAATTTTTTGGGTTCTTTAAAAAAATAAGAAAATGCTAAAAAATCAAAATATATATCTTTATGTGGTTTATAGTAATCTCCATTATGGTAATATCTTACTTTAGTTACATCGTAATTTGATTGTGTGGCAGCAGAGCAACAATCGTGTATATTAGAAAATGGTTCTAAAATTTGACTGTCAAACACTTTTCTAGATACTTCTAGGATACTTGATAAAACTCTATTTTTACCTGTATATACAGAATCTAGGTGTAATGCCTTTGCCTTCGTATATCCCACAACACCTTGATATTCTTCTACATCAAATAACTTTTTAGGTCTAGTATAAAAAGTTAATTCTTCCCATATAAGTTCTAGTTCATTATCATCATAAAAATTATGAAATATAATATGTGGGAATGGTTTTAGATGGGCATCGGCAGATATATTTTGCATTACTAGATAGTTGTGTTATAATATAATTATGAGAAATATTTTTAAGGAATCCAAATATCACTTAGAAGTAGAAACTGGATGGACTTATTGGTTTCATCTTAGACACTCTCTCGTAAACTCTTATAAATTGATTAAAATCTCGTTTAAGAGTCTAGTTCATGGATTACTTCCATTTATGTGGAAATCAGATGCACCCAAAGGTGTAATTATATTATACCACGAAATTATGAAAATACAACATATTCAAAAACTTGACAAACTCCACAAATATCCAAAAAATGAACGATACATATCTAACGATACTGAATAGTTATGGAGATATAGTTGAACTAGATTATCAATTTGATGTTCCTTTAATTATTAATGAACTAAAATCTATTGATAAATGGATGGATGGTTCTAATAATAAGAAAGGATTGACTCTTACAGGTAGTGTTGATGACTTAGAACTCACAAAAAGAAATGATTGTAGTATAAACGATAATTTAAAGAAATGCCCTTCACTCATAGATTTTTTTAAATTATGGAACAGTCTCGCTAAATGTCACGCAGTCAATATGAATAGTGGTAGTTTCTTTCGATTGCATCGTGACGCATATAAGACAACTCAACAAATGAGAATTTTTATTCCACTTAACAAAACAGAGTTGCACGAATTTGCATTTATATACGATAAGAATATAGTTGAACTCAAGGCAGGTAGAGCATACTTATTAAATACCAAGAAACAACACGGTTCATTTGCGATGGTTGATGACATCTATCATATACTAATCGGAATTTATATAAACCCTCATAACTTTAAAGTTGTAACAAACTTACTTACTAATTGCATAGATCACGAATGAAAATCTGTATTATTGGTGGTGGAGTATCAGGATGGTGGTGTGCTGCCTATATGAATAAATTTCTAGATGCTGAAATCACACTTATAGAAAGTAATGATATACCAATTTTAGGTGTAGGAGAATCATCCTTACCACAAATCAAAACTTTCTTTGATGCTATAGGTGTTGAAGAATCAGAGTGGATGGAAGAATGTAGTGCAGTTTATAAGTATGGAAATATAAAAATAGGTTGGGATAAGGTTGATGGAAAACCATTTACATTTACTTTTTGGCACGATGATAATAATAAATTTAAGAAGTGGTATCAACAGAATAAAACAAAACACCAGTTAAATGAATTATATTCAAAGGGTGATTGGGGTTCAATCGCTTATCACCTTGATGCAGAGAAAGCTAATTCAATAATGAAGAATCATTGTGATAATATAACTCATAAGATTGAAACATTATCAGAATTACCAAAAGGATATGATTTATATGTTGATTGTACTGGGTTCTCTCGCAAATTTGTCAAAGATAAATCTGAAACTATATTTGATGACCACTTAGTTGATAGTGCTTGGGTATGTCCATATGAACAAACTGATAAAATAGAAAACTATACTAAATCAATTGCAAGAGAGTATGGTTGGCAGTTTGTAATTGACTTAACAAACAAAATTGGTAATGGATATGTTTTCTCAAGTCAATATGTATCTGATGATGATGCACTCGAACAATTCAAAAAATATAATTCGCATCTAAAACCAATCGGTAAACCAAGATTATTAAAATGGAAACCAAATATTCTAACAAATGCTTGGAGTGATGACGTAGTAGCAATTGGTAACGCTTGTGGGTTTATTGACCCATTAGAAGCAAATGCTTTGTATATGACTGTGTATGGCATTACTTCACTCGTTGACTGCATATTGAAGAACAAATCACAAGACGTATATAATCGCAATATGCGGAGAATATGGAAAGGTAACTCAGATTTTATATTACACCACTACAAACTTAGCAGTCGAACTGATACTGAATTTTGGAAATACTACAATCAATTTGATGTGAGGAAATCGTTATGGGAAAATTATAGAAAAAAGAAAAATAAAAAAACTAATTTATTTTCAAATGCAATATGGGCAACTTTAGGTGTGTATTTTAATGAATTTACTTACTACGGGTGAATAAAGCAATCACCCCGTCACCTAGTTTTACATCATAAGATTTTTCTGTCGATAATTCACTATAATCAAATCTCCTTAAAGTTTTATCATTTACTACTGGTTTTCCGTCAAGACATATCAAAACTGAATCTCCTTCTACTTTTAATGTTTCATTAGTCAATAATCTCGCATCCCATTCCTCCTCTCCAAATGTATTAAAACCCCAAACATAAAAATCCTCAAGTGCTTCATAAAGTCTGGGTTGATGTAGATAATTTTTCATATCAAAAAAATCACCCTTATTGACAATCTCAAACTCAGATTGAAAAGGTTTACCTATCTTTGCTGAACCATAAAAAACATAATGATATATGCCACAACTCTCAGAGAAAGGTTCTATTTCTAAGAATCCTTTATCTGCCTTAAATGCACAAACTGCAAACTTATCTAATTTTTTAAAGTAATGCTGACAATTCATAATTCTACCTTTCTCATTTTTAATACTTTTTTTCTCCAATTATCAACCTTTCCTTCTATTACCTTACCAACTAAACTTTGTAAATCTAGTTCACCACTTACTTCTTCTGGTATGTTTTCTTTTAATATTGGTAATTTTTCCTCCTGTCTCTGTATTCTTCTACTACCACTTTTTTTCATAAGATCATCAACAAATATTTCAACGTCAGTAGTATCTAAATTATCACAATCAACAATTTTTGCAGCATAATCATCAATTGGTTTCTGTGAGTGCAAGTTGCATATTTTTACAACTATACTATTCCTATCAGATAAGTACTCATCTATTTTAATAATTGATTTCAATTGTAAATCCTCCAATATTTTGGGTTAATATACCCCATTGAGTAATCATTTGTTCCATCTTCTTTATAAACCAAAGTTACATCACCAACTATTGCCAACCTTTCACCATCAAAATTCTCATTTTGACATTGAGTGCAATGGTCAAGCGAACTTGGAAATAAAATTAAAGAACCTTCTCTTGGTTCAATATGAAATGTTGATGCGTTGAGTTCATTTCTTTCTGCAACACCATCTTTAACATCACTGCTATTTAATCCAGTAAATAAACTATTTGTGTTATGTGGGTTTGCAAATTTAATTGCGTGTGAGTTTTGTGGAGTGTTGAGATAATATGAAAAAGAAATATGACTTGTCGAATGTGAGTGCCACTTGATGTTTTCATAAGTTGCCCTTGATCTAGACAACCAAGTTTTTGTAATCACATAATCAAATATGTCCTGATACTTTAGTACATCAAGAGTATATATTTTGACATTGTGTATTATCTCATTGAATAACTCAGATAAACTTTCTTCTAGATGAATAAGGGGATTACCTGCATTTTCACTTGTTGTATTAAACCATTCTTCATTATCTCGAAATGATTTTTGTTCATAATCATACTTAGTATATAATTTATAAAACTGCTCCTTGTATTGATTATGATTTTCAACCTCGCTCACATAAATTGTAGTGGGAAAGATATTATATATTTGTCTATTCATTTTGTAAAATACCCCAAGATGTGGCAATATACTTTGGATTACCTATTGGTGGATTACCACGATGTGTATGAGTAAAACCAGCTGGAAACATTATAACATCACCTGCGACTGCCACCTCTCTTCTATTTTGATATAAAAACTCTGTCTCCCCACCATTAAAATTATCATTTAGATATAATTGACATACAAAAGTTCTTTGTGAATAAGGTATTCCACCATTCTCGAAGTGCCAAGAGTGAAATCCTCCACCTATAGGTATTTTCTTAATCTTCAAGTCATATAATAAAAATTTACATTGTTTTAGAACACTAAAAGCAGTTAGATACTCATCGACACAAGGTTGTAATCTTGGAATTATAAGTTCTGATAATCTACTATAAGCAGGTAAATCGACACTCCAATCATGTGCGATGTTAATAGATTTATGATCTTGATTATGAAGAGATTTTTTATCATAAGTCATTATGTTATTTTTTTCAAGATAATCTATATGGGATATTATTTCATCACATTCTTCAGGTGAGACAGCACCCCTATACCTTCGTATCAAATCAGATTCAATTGCCATAATAAAAAAAATTTAAAACAGTTATCCTACTCCTGTTGCAGAAGTGCTTCCTTGTATTGTACCATTATTGTTTATTGTAACACTAAATCCAGAATTTCGCCTTATTGCTGCTCCATCACCACCCTTTTGACCACCTGATCTTTGAGAACTAACTCCATTATTTGCTGCTTCACCAAATTGTCCACCATCTCCACCACTGCCACCACCAGCTTCTCCAGCGTTATTAGCACCACTACCACCTTCTCCAGCACTTGTTTCGTTTCCATCACTTCCTCCTTGAACTCCTGAACCACCACATCCACCAACCTGTGCACCACCTTCTCCAGCAGGGAATCCAGCTCCACCACCACCGCCACCACCTGACGCTCTTCTATCTGAACCTTTATCTACCTGTTGACCACCGCCACCGCCACCGCCTCCTCCGAAGCCAGCACGAATTATACCACCATTTAACACATTAACTATAGCACCATTATGTTCTACACCTAATCCACTGGTGCCAGTACCACCAGCTTGTCCATTATTTAAACACTCACCACCTCGTCCTCCGTTACCTCCAGCACCCAAAACTTCACCTTCACCGCCAACATCAACTTGTACTACAGCAGCACTCCAAGAACCTGTTTTGACTGCACAATTATTAACACTACTCTTATCAGAACCAAATTTTTTATTAATATGAATGATTATTTTACTTCCACTTTCCTTTTTACTTCTAAATCCACCAATGACTGTAACTTGATTATTATTCCATTTATCACTCTTTGCACTCTTACGAAACTCTGTACCTCCTGAGTGCATATCAACAACTACGTTTAATTGCTTACTATAAAAATCACTGAACTTTATTTGACCTGATGTTGGGATACCAGAATCTAGAGGTAAATTTGATAATTCACCTACATTTTGTGTTGTTCTATATGCTCCTAAAGATCTAGATCCATTTGCACCAAACTCTGCTTCTATTTCAGAGAACGCTAATGAACTTCCAGATGATTTAATAGTCATAATTAATGGAGATTTTGCCAGTTTGCAACATTATATGACCCACTACCAACATAAACTTGTAACTTGTTCAATGAGGTGTTGAATATAACTGCACCTGATATAACACCAGTCAAAGATGCTCTCTGTGAAGTATTCACTTGAGGAGGTAGCATAAATCTAGTTGTCGCATCTCTACCAGCAGCTCTCATATCAACTGAACCGACAATGACAGTTGAACCAACACCAAGTCCACCAACAACAGCTTGTGCTTGATGAGCATTGATACTGACGTTTGCTAATTCACTTGTAGTTCTAATACCAACACTTCCTGTTGCAGTTACAAATACTTGTGGAGATTCGGTAAGAGCAGCATCATTAACTTCACCAAATTTATCATTAATATTCAAAACAAACTCTTCAGAGTCGGTGCCAATACCAATTATGTCAGTTTCAATTCTTGATCCAACTGTTGCAACACCAGATATAGTCAAGTTGTTTAGAGTAGAAACTCCAACAGTTGCGTTTGCATTACCAGCTAGTGTTCCAGAAACATTACCTGTTAATGTACCTTGAACATTACCAATTAATAATCCACCAACTGATAAATTATTTCCAACAGACAAATTACCACTAAAGTTACCAGCTCCCACAACATCTAATTCTTTTGTCGGTTGAGTAATACCAATACCTAGCGAACCTCCGATACCAGTAAGGGTCATTAATCTAGCAGAGTTTTTACCCTTATGCCAATGGAAATCACCATCGACTGCTCCTGCATTGTTTGCACTTATATGATAATTAAAATTACCTGTACCGTAGTTTAATATATCAAGTGACTGTGCAGAACTGTAGGGTGAACCAGCAGATACTTCTCCATATCTAAACTCTGCATTATTTGTATCTAAATTACCTGTTTCTCTACCAACTGTAAGTCCAGCAGAACCAGTTTCACTTGTTACCTGAATTTCTGCGTCACCTGATTTTCTTACCTGAATATCATTTACTGGAGCTTCTGTTGTTCCAACTCCCATCTTCAAGGCAAATGATGTTGATGATGCACCAACAAATGATGCATTAACATTTCCTGTTAATGTTGTTATACCTGTAACTAATAAAGTTTTAGTGGTTGTTAATCCAACAACTCCAACATCATCACTAAAGGTTGATGTACCTGTTACTCCTAAATTATCATCGATTGTGATAGTTCCACCAGCGGAATCAATCGTTAAATTACCTGATGAAGTATCAATCTCATTGTCACCTGTAACACCTATTTGTACATTATCAATAGTTGCTCCACCATTACCATCAATGAGTCCTGTGAATGTTGATACACCTGATACATTTAAATCATCTGTCCGTAACTCACCAGTAACAGTTGCACCAAATGATTCTGTCTCAAATTTCTTTAATCCAGCATAAAATAATTGAGTTTTAGCACCATGTGTAAATTTTAAACCCAAACTACCTACGTTTTTACCTATAGAAACAGTATTACCGTATAAAATTAAATTGCCATTTCCATCTGCAGTGGCATCAACAAAACTAGTATTTGATGTGTGATATATCTCTAAATCTGATTGGTCTCCAAATATTGCTTTTACGTCATCACCAAGATTAACAGCACCAGTGTGAATACCTTGTGTATTACCTACTACATCGCCAGTAATTCTACCAACTACATCACCAGTGATATTACCAATGAAACTTGATGCAGTAATAATACCAGTTGCATTTATATTACCAACAGAACTGATGCCTACACCTTTTTCTCCAGCATCAGCGTTATTACCAACTTGGAAAGTGGAACGGGGATCTTCGGTTCCCACACCCACGTTGCCTCCTGTGTTGTATATACTTGTGAATCCTAAACCAACATCCTTATCTTCCCACTGTGATGTTGGCATACCTTGTAGATTTCTTGCATCACCAAAGTATGTTAATATACCAGCTCCTTGTGCTGTAACAATTCCACTAAAAACACTAAGTCCTGCACCAGTAATCTGATTTGGAACAAATGTTGTTACTGTCAATACACCAATTTGTGCGGTTGTTGAACTTGTAAAACCTGTAACAACCACATTACCTCTGACATCAAGAGATTCATTTGGTATAGTAGTTCCAATACCTACCAGACCAGTATCAGTTACTAACAGGTTGTCATCATCTACCTGAACACCGTTACGAAAATTAAAATTCTTCTTGATATTTGCCATCAGTTATTTTTTTAGTTATTTATGAACCCTCAAGTGCAGAAACTCTCGCAGAAAGTTCTTTGACTGCTTCAATGAGAAGTGGAACAAGTTTATGATAATTTACTGCCTTAAAACCATCATCCCTAGTTGTAGTGATACCTGGTAATCCAAGTGCCTCAACTTCTTGTGCAATAACACCTGTATCATTTCCTGATAAGAATGTGTCCTCAGTATCTTTCCAAGTAAATGTATTACCTGAGATTGCGTTTATCTTATCAAGTGCATTTGTTATTATATTGATGTTGTATTTTAGATTCACATCAGATGAACTAAATGCAATTATATCACCACCACAATGTATATTGCCCTCAACTCCAAGTCCACCAGCGGTAATAACAAGTGCACCAGTATCTTTACTTGATGAGTTTGTACTACTATCAATGGTCATTGATCCATCTACCTCTGCATTTGCAGTGATATGAACTTTGTTGTTTGATGAATCTAATACTAAATCACCAGTTGTGGTATTGATTGTTGTACCAGCAGTTAATCCAAGTGTTAGATTGTTTGCTCTTATGTTATTGGTAACATTAAGTTGAGTCCCGTCAAACGTGAGTGCAGCAGAGGTGGTTGTTGTATCTGTATTGTTATTAAATATCACTCTATTGGCACCACCAACAACATTAGTTGCTAGAGTCGCAGTGCCAGCATTACCATTTATTGCACCAACAAAATTAGGACAGGATAAAGTGTTTGTGGAAGCATTAAATGTTAGATCTCCATCTGTTGTAGCAGATGTCATAGTTCCACTGGTAAGAGTTGTAAGAACAACCCTTTGCGAACCAGATGTTGCTGTTAATTGAGCACCTGTATTTGTTAATCCAGCACCATCACCAAAGAATGATGTTGCAGTAACAGATGCAATTCCTGAAATATTAGTTGCACCATCGCCAATGATATTACCACCTATTACAATATCTTTAGCGATACCCATACCACCATCAATAACCACTGCACCATTAGTTACAGCAGTTGAGTTGGTTGTATCTCTAAACTTAGCATCTTGTGCACGAATCTCTGCTTCAGTAATAAGTTGCTTAGTATTATCTGATAATCTTAAGTCACTATTGAATGTAACAGGACCATCAAACTGAGATAATATTTGTTTCGATGCTCCACCTTCAACAAGTAGTCTTTCTTTAACAACAACTTCATCAAATACAGCACTCAAACGATTTGGATCTTCACCAGTAACTGTTGCGACTGGGATATCGAATGTAGTTTGTTGTCCACTAGCAGATGCAATCTTGGTGTTTCCAATATAGAAATCACCCTTATCATTCATACCTGTATAAACAACGTTACCACAAGATGTTTCCTGTGCTTGGTTAAGGAACTCTTCTCTCTCAGTTAATGATCTATTCTGTAATTGAGGTAATGCAGTTGAATAGTTACCTGGACCAAAACCAACATATTCAAATGTGTGTCCTGATGACCTTAATATCGAAGGTCTGCGGAGTTCAATCGGTAATGGTTTTACCTTCTTGATTCTTGAATTAACAAGATGAGTTTCTGTATTTGTTCCTAGTGAACCACGAATAACTGTTATCTCATCTCCACCTCCACCAGATAGTGAGCTTGATGCAACACGCATAATCTCTCCACCAATCTGAATATATGAACCAAGTGGAAAACGATTTACAATAGATGTTGCAGTTGTAGTTCCATCAGGAAGTTTAACTTTGAATGCAGCATCACCAGTTCCAATCGCCTCATTTAGGATTAGTGTTTCGTGATCAAATATATTAAATCCTCTTACATCTATATTTTCACCAGCAACTCCTGAGATTGATTCATTGTCTGATAAACCATGTTTCAGAATGTATTTTGCATCTGTTAGTGAGGTTGTTGTTTTAGCAGAAAATTGTGTTATACCAACGATTGATGTAACAACAAAGTCACCCAAACTAGCATCATTGCTGTTTAATATTCTGAATTTGTTACCAACTGCTAGTCCGTGGTCAACAGGAGTAGTAAATGTTGTTGTTCCTGAAGTTGTAGTAGCAGAACCAACTGCAACCCAAGGACCCATATCGTGTATCTGTTGTCCATCTAATAAAGTATCAGCAGCAGACTTAGCAACAGTAATTTGTTTAGTGCTATTAATACTTGATATACGATGATAAGAGTCAGTCCCAGTTGTAATACCCGTAACTTGAATATAATGTCCAGTAGCCGATGATATACCAGCAGTTGCAATAGTTAAACTAGCATTTGGTGAACCACCAATACCACCTAAAGCAGGGGTTTGACTATCAAAGAATAATGTTTCACCGTTTGTGTATGCGGATCCCCCATCAGTAATCTCAACTGAAGTTACAGCATTACTTGATACAACAACTTTTGCAGTCGCACCATCCCAAGGTGCAGTCGCTGGAGTTGCATTACTATTCAATAATCTGACGTTATAATAAGTACCATCAGTATGACCCGAACCACCATTTAAAGTATTATGAAACTTAAGTGATTGGAAACTATGTTCTTTGTTAAGGTTAATTACTGCATTTGTGTTATTATTGACAACTGATGTAATACCTATTGAACCCTCGAAATTTTTTAAGAATTGGTTAGTAGTCTCTCTAGTAATACTTTTCTTTAAATCATTAGTTACAACATCACCGATAGGGAATCTTTTTGCGTAAGATACCGCTGCTGGTGGGTTTGCATTTATATTGTCACGATCATATTCTGGAAATAAGTTGACAATGTTCTGATTGTACTTCTTTTCTGAAAATTCATTTGATGGTTCATCCATCGCATTGTTACTATTCAATACGAAAAGATGATGAACACCATCTTGAACTCCTTGAATATACGGAGTGATTGTTTCAGTTCTGTATACAAAGAAGTTACCACTATTATCATTCCTGTCAAATCTAGGTAATAAAGTAGAACGTGTCTGAGTGTTGTTTGTAAATGTACCAGTAGTATGTGTCACTCCTGCTGTGTCTACATTAGAGTATCTAAACTCCTTATCATTTTTAATTTCAGAAACTAAAAATGTACCATTGTATCCTTTATTTACTAATGCGTTTGAGTTAGTTGTACTTTGAACATTTCTAACTACTACTTGATCACCAACACCTAAATTATGTGGTTTATCTGAACGTATTGTAATTAAATTTTCTGTACTATCAAAACTTGCTTGAGATATAAATCTTGTATTACGATCAAAAGCATAGTCATTTGCAGTGATTGTTGTCTTACTAAAATCTGTATTTGCTAGGACATTAGTTGAACTTGAATCTTGTAAAACAAATCCATCTGTTGGATCTCTACCATTTGTGAGTTCTTTTGGTACAACATATCTTAATTTGTATATTTTCTCATCTAAACTTCTATCATCATCTGTTCTTAAAACATATGTAATGTCATCATCAGTTGCGTTTGCATATATTGATGAACCATTGTGTATAGTATTACCAGCAGCTAAAGTATGAACAAACCATTGTCCAGCACTTGTATCATATTGTATTGGATGTCCAGCATCATTTGGTCTTTTATCTGATACCCTACTTACAATTCTAAATTTGTCTGTTGTGCTTGCTACTGTTGCAACAAAAACAGGTATTGCTAAATCAGCATTTGTTTTTGACGATGCAATACGGATTTGATTTGCACCTAGTGCACTATCTTGTGTACTAGTAATAGCAAAATATACAGTATGTGGGTCAATATTTTCAGGTAAATCACCATTATCTGCAATAATTCTTATGGATTCACCGTTTGCAAGTTCGTGTCCCGCATTAATTGTGAACACAGATTTAGTTGACGCACTAGCATCTGAATGAATTGCTTCATAATTTTTCTCACCAACATTTGAAGTACCAGAAGCACCATTTGGCATTACAACTGTCGCAGAGAATGTGCTACCCCCATTATCAATGAACAGTTTTTCATCAAACCTTGCACCAATTCTAAAACCTTGTGCGATATGTGCAGGTGGTAGACTTAAAGTTGGTTGTGCAAATAAGAATAACTTGGTTGCTGTTGTTTCCGATACATCTATTTGTAAAAATTCAATCTGTTGCTGATCATTTACAATTGAACGAGGTGTAATTACAGATGTTATAAAACCTTTATCATCCTTTGCAAATGCTTCTTTCTTAAATCCTTCAGCGAGAAGTGAGAATGTACCAAAGTTAGAGTTAGAGTTTGTAATAGATGCGTCTGCACCATTTATCATTTCAAAGTGTGCGTGGAAACCAATCGCAAACACTGACACAATCTGTACAACTGCATCATTACTTACTTTAATATGAGTTGTTCTAAATCCTTTTCTATAATTTGCTTCTTGATCTAGATGGAATACTGTTTCTGGATTTGTTGATGAAGATTCAGAAGATAGTAATGCTCCTGTCTGTTTTGAGAAAGCAATACCACTATATCTTCTATTAGTTTTATCATACTTTACAAATGCCCTATCATCTTTTTGTAGAGATACTGCTGTAAACTGAGCAGTAACCATAGATTTAAATCCAGTTGCCTTTGCACCATCTGCGTGTAAACCCTGCATACCATATACAGAACGCATTGAGCAGTTAAAGATGTATGGTGATGCACCTGTAACTGTGTCAGTTTCGACTAATACTTGCCCGTTTGCAGAACTTAGTCCTCCAGCAGAACCTGCTGGTAAGTTTGGTCTTACAAATGGTAGTGAGAATTGGAACCTCGTATCATCTATTACATTCGATACCTTAGTTGATATGTTATAATCTGCTACGTTAATTCCACGAATCTTAATTGGAGTTCCACCAGTAAGATTATGATTTGTTTGAGTTGTGACAGTTACAACCTGACCAGGTGTTGCACCATCACCTGATTCAATATTCGTTATATTAAGTGGGTCAGTTGCAAAAGCACCAACAATTTCAAATTCTGGTCTTTGTGGTGAAAATGCAGCAGGTGCTGATGGATATTTTTGGTCTATCTCTCGATTAGATGCTCTGTTAAATGCATTAGTAAGTTTACTGTAATATATGTCTAAGTCAGTTAAATCACTAAAATTATCAAGAGTATTCACACCATCCGCATATTCAAATGCAGTTATCTTATGGTGAGAGAATGTTGGTTTTGATTGATTATTTGCACTAAAGTCTGATGGATCTGTATATACTAAACCTGCTTCATCTCCATCAAAAAATGTAAACTGCCAGAAATAACAAGCACCAGTAATTCTGAATATAGCAGTGCTCTTTACATTATTATCTGTTGGGTTAGGAACATATAATGGTCTAATTCTAGTTTTCCTTAAATCCAAACCAACTATTGATGTACCTCTTGGGACAACAATTCCACCATGAACACTATTGAACTTGTATAAAATATTATCTTCTTGTGTTAAATCAAAGTTAGAGTTTAATGTGAGAGTTAATGTATTTTGTGCACCTGTTGCTGAACCGCTTGGACTGATTGCTTTTGCAATACCTGACTCATTTCTTATACCAAATCCTGGTCTATTATCAATTACATGGTCGCCTGGAAATATTAATATTGTCGTTCTTTCTACTAAGTCATTATCGTTTCCACGAAGATATGAGAATCTAGCAGCCTCAATAAGTGCTCTTTGAATCGTTTTGAAGGGTTTGGTTAATGAATTACCTTGATTTTCGACACCATCAGTGGAATCAAGATCATTTGGATTTACATAAAGAACACGACCCTCAGTATTCTTTATAAAATTCTCTAACTTATTAAGAGGCATCTTTTTTAACTACAATAAATGAGATCAATAGACCGTACATACTAGGTTTATTTAGCTGGTTACTCCTCCGTGTCTATATGAATTGAGATATCATCTGGCAATTCCTCTGGGTTCTCTAAATCGACTGAGAACAAACACGGGTGTAATTCTTCTTCTACAAGGTATCCATAATATTGATACATCTCGTCATCGTTGTATGTACGATGCTTATCTGCTTCTTTAATTAGGTCTTGATCTTTTAAATGTCCTTCTGGCAATTCATCAAATGTAAATGGCATACCATTTATGAAATACATTTTAACGATCATACTACCGCCACGAAACCAACAGAAGTTGGTGCTTATCTTGTATTTCATTTATTTATCTGAGGTTAATGCCAATTCTGCATATTTAATCATATGTGGTTCAAGCATTTGGTCACACACTTCTAAAACTCTCATAAACTCTTCAGAATCTTCACACGCAATTATCTTATTATCTCCTTCGCTACTTTTAAGTTTGAAAGTTTTAGCACAGATGTCTACGATAACTTCGTATACAAAATCTTCCATATGAGAATTATTTTTTTTCTTATTATAGCATATGTATAAAAATCGTCAAGTTATGACAAGAGATGAATACCGAATTGACCTCTTGTTATGGCACCACCAAAGTCTGTTTGTATATTCTCAAACTCTAATTCAAGATAATCAGTTGCAGTAAGATTAAGTAATATTGAAAAACTCCAGAGAAATTCCATATTAGTTGCACTTCCTAATGTATTCAAACCATAAGCTTTTATTCCTGGATAGGATGATCCGTTTCTCATTACTTGTAATCGCACACCATCACCAGAACTAACAGTACTGTAATTTCCACCCGATACCATAGCATTTACCAAATATATTCCAGATACTGGAACTTGTACTCTACTATTACTATTGGATAAGGTCATCCCTCCCTGATTTATATGAACATCTGAAAATTGGAGGGGTGTGGCTTCAGTACTGGTTCCAAAACTTGATACGTTACTAACAGTATATAATTGAACACAAGGTTGTGCTGCAACAGTCAGATTACCAGTAATATTTGCATTAGTTGCAGCAACAGTTCCAGTTACTGTCACCCCACTTGAAGTAGTAACTAATCTCTCGTCTCCATCATGATATAAAACAGTTCTTGCATTATTACCACCATGCATCTTTAACATTGGTCTCCAACCCTGATCAAAGAATTGAAAAGCTCCTGGTCCATCTCCACCATCTGTTTTAAATATCAGTCCACCAGACCCTTTCTCTTTAATTAATGAAGTTCTATTATCACAAACTGAATCTCCATTAGAATCAGTTTGATCCTTAAGTTCATCAGTATGATATATTCTTAAATCATCTCCTGTTCCGAAAATAGCTTTCGATTCATCAAGAAATTTCAATGAATTTTGAGATTTATCAAATGTAATAGATGATATTCCATTAGTTCCATGAAATTCAACATCGTCTTTAAATGTTGATATTCCTGACGTATTTAAATTACCACTAAAATTAATTGCAGTTACAACACCAGCGATACTTAGATTACTAGTAAAAATGACATCACCTTCTTTTGTGATACGCATTCTCTCAACACCTGCTGTGCTGAATGTTTGGACATCACCACCTAAATCTGCATATAATTTTCCATAAACAAAAACATCATCCGTAAATTCTGTTTTTTTATTGACATAGTTTATGTCATCACTATCGTAATCAGGATTGGGAACTCCACCTGTTATAAAATCAGTCATCTTATATACCTGTCAACGCACTAGCAGGAACAGCTGTATTTGCGAATACTGATCCTGCCCAATTTACCTCTCTTGCTACAATTCTCTTGACTTTAATTGGACCCTTTGGTGTAATTAAAGTAATATCTGTTGAACCACCAATGTCAATATTATTTCCACTTACCTTCGTATTTCTAGCATTAATTCGAGTAGTATTTTGTGTCGTTGCTATAAATTCTGCAGAATCTACTTCAACTTTACCACCTGTGGTCAACTCTATATTTTCTGATGCATCCAAAAATATATTTCTTCCTTTGATTCTTACATCACCATTTTTCTCTGCTGATATTGCAACGTCACCTTTAGTTCCAACAATATTCACACATAAACCACCTCCATCAACACTTGCTCCACCTGCGATTGTAATACATTGATCTGCAAATATTTGAAATTGTCCATCACCCATCATACCCAGATTACTTACATCTTTTGAATCTGAATATCCATATAAATTATAAGCAATATTACCCGCAGTTCCTAGCTCTGGGTTTGCTGTTTCTATTCTAAAATGTGGTCCAAAAGAGTCATACTGTCTCTTCTGCCAATTTTGGTTTTCTACTGGTTTTGTCATAATTTTATTTAGTACCCTCCTCCATATCCACCGCCACCTGACGATCCGCCACCTGATCCCGAAGACCCGCCACCACTAGGAGAACTAGAAGGAGGAGGAGTGTAACTCTGTCCAGTCGTTTGTTGACTTGACGTGTCAACTGGGTCAGTTTGAGTGATAGTACTTGTATCAGACTGACTCGTTGTAGTGGTGTCGGAAACATTTGTTTGTACCTGTGGTGAAGAAACTGTTGTTATTCTGGTTGATGTTGCCAGTGGAACTCTAGAAGTTCTACTTTCCTGTGGTGTATCATATATTATAGCATGAGGTGAAGTAGTGTGTGCAGCACCTACCATTTTAGCACCCGTAGTTGGATGAACATGGAAATCCCCATAATAAGGTTCACCATTTATAAACCCAACAATTCCAGTATTACGAGGAGAAACACAATCAATTACTTGTCTTATCTCTCCCTGATAAGATGGTCTAGGAGCTAACTGAGCTGCCAACAATGCTCCTGTTCCTGTTGACGAAATAACTTCCATCTCTGGCAGTGTGTTATAAGTCTCCAAATTATTATTTGATGGATTAGGTGGTATAACATTAAGTATTCTACCCTGTTCATCTAAGAATTTCTCATAAACATTACCTTTATCATCAATAACAATATCATCTTGTTTATAATTTTGACCAGGTTTAACAACTACAACATGATCGACGGTATAAACACCATCATCTCCCTCTTCTGGATCAATAACTGGATAGTTTTCACCTACACTAACAACATAAACGTCAGTAACTTGTTGATAAGTTGGTGATGACGGATCGTAATCAATCACCGATCTAGCAATTGCACCATAACCTTTACGACAAGTATCTTCTATCTCAACAAATGGAGGTGATTTATAACCCGAACCAGCATTTGTGACTTTCATTCCAATTAAACTTGCGGTTTGTTTTGCAAAAGTATCACTTACGATTGCACCTAAAATTGGACTGACCTCTGCTCCTGACCCTCCACCGCCAAATAGATTGACTTTAATACCAGAACAATTTAATGGTGGTCCTGTATAACAATCACTTAATGTGCTACTAAAACCAGGTGTGCTAACATCAGGTCTCATAAAATCAAACAATCCTAAATTACCTATTACTCCACCAGGACTCTCTGCTGCCTCTTTTAATTCCTGTGCTGCATTAGCAATTGCCAGAACTTTACCTGCTATATTTTCTAAATTCAAATTACCAGGACCAGCACCAAGTATCCATTTATTCGTTTTAGAACCTAAGTCTGCAGTTGGTATATCACAATCATCAAAAACACTAGCAATACCAAGTAAACCCTCTGCCTTGTTCCTCAATAATCCTTCAATATCACCGCTTGGGAATATATTAGCAACACCCTTTATAGCATCACTAAGTTCATTATTGATACCTTTAATTATATCATTAAATATAGCTCCTACGAATTGATCACCAATACAATCTGTAAAATTATCAACATTATTGACAAATTCTGCAAGTAAATTTCCTACATCACCAGTTAATTTATCAGTAATATTTTTTACAGCACAAGGTAATAAATTTTGAAGACTTGAAACGGGACCAATCATCGCTACCTGTGCTGCTTGTGCTGCTTTCTTAGCAAGAGCAAGATTACCTGTTTTATTCATCACCTCACCAAACTTATCCTTATATAATTTGTGTAAACCACCATTCAATTGTGGTGCTAACTCATCAAAAGTTGTATTAACCATATCTTTAATCATCGGTTTCGATGCGGAAACAATTTCAGATGCACCCTCTGCTAATCCCTTAAATTTGTCTTTTGGAACTGCATTCTGAACTTCACTTAGAGTATTCTTAAGAGTATTTTTTATTTTGTTTGTAGACTTTGTATTAGCAACAGCTGCTTGGACTCCACTACCAAGTATAATCTCCTGTCCAATAGCTTTGAATGCTTGCGTGTCAACGTTTTCTAAATTCTTTTTTAAATTATCAAGTATTGGTTTAGCATTTGCTGCTGTATTTTTTAATCCAGTCTGTACTGCTCCAGAATCAAGGACTTGTTTTAATTCTTCAGAATCTACAAGTTGTTCAAGTTGTGCTTTACCCTTTTCCTGTTGTTCTTTTAAATCCTCTACAATTTCTTTAGGTAAAAATCTCGGTGATTTTTGACTTTTATTTGAATCATCACCACCTTCATTCTTAGCGATAAACTCATTATTTGGTTTTATCTTACTTGTATATCCTGTGAATGGTTGAAATGGAGATTTATATTCTTCACTACTTGTGTAGTATCCAGTATTTGCAAATATCCCTAATATTACAGGTAGTTGTGCATCATCACCATCAAGAAAAAATCCCATAACAGTATCACCAGGCGATATGCGAATTGATCTTGCACGGTTTGCTTTTCCTGATCCACCTTGCGATGATAGTAAAACTTGTGCCCAAGGAAGATCATCATCTGCTAATTCAGTAATATCAGCTGGGTGATATCCATATATACGTACTTTTAATCTACATCCCCAAGTGTTACCAATCTGATTAATCTGATTCCCTTGTGCTGCTTCAGGAGCAACCTGACCTATCCACCAACGGAAACCATCTTTACCTATAAAATTTGTTTTAAGTAAATTATTTTCAATCATTTTCTTCCATAAGTATCTCTAACTATTTTTAATTTTGTATATGAACCTTTACCATCAAAATAATGTGCTAGTTCTTTTATCATATATAGACCACTTATTTCAGGATCAGGTTGTTTTCTCTTCGCTTTTGATAACTGAGGAAATTCACAACGTATGACTGAACCAGCGGTCAAATTTGTGTTAAGAGGAATTTGTATCTCAGCGACTTGAGTGAAAATTTGATTATACCTCATCATAGATTGAGAGTGAATCCTCTGTGGATCTGCATTTCTTTTTACAGGATCATTCCATCCCTCATCACTTGCATCTTTTTCAAGAGTTCCAACATCTAACATACCAACAAATATACGACTTGGCAAATCACCTAATGTTTTATCACTCTTTTCATCAACATTAGGTAATGCAACTTCTTTATCACCTAAATTATTAGCTTTACCTTGATAATCATCAGCTTTGAATACCGAAATAGATGGTACAAAAGAAACGGGGTTTATGTAATAGCGAACACTACTATACGCACCTCTTTCAAGTTTACCTATCAAATCTTGATTTCTATTTGTTGAATAAGTTAATATCTTAAAATCTTTGTTCGGATCGTCTGAAGAAATAATACCTGGTGAATATATAAAATTAACTTTATATGGTTTGGATTCCATAATTTTATCAATAGATACAAAATTAAATCCATCTTGTGTCTCAAAAAATACATATCCTGCACTTGAATCTTCACCAGGTTTAGCTGCACCTGAAACTGATTTAGACGCTAACCAAGTAATAATTGAAAAAGGTTTCTTCATATTTCCTATGAATCCGTATGTATTCTGAGTTTCTTCAATTTCACCTATCTTATCAACTTTTAAATATTTTTTTAAAATATCCTCAACTGATCCTGATATTTTTTGTGATGTGGGAAATTTTTTACCAACCCTAGTTGTCTCATTTGTTATTGCCTCTCTAGAAACTAAATTCAAAGTAAAACTCTCTGTCCCTTCATTCAGTAGTACATTAGTTACAGATGCGACATAGAAATATTGTTCAGGAGATGCTGAGAAATCTAATCCCTTATTTGATTTTGAATTACCTGCTATTTTAATTAATACTCTTTCACCTCCTCTTAAAGGTAATCCATTATATATTGATTGCATATTACCATCCTCACCCTCAATCGCACCACTTGTATTAGTTACGATTACTCTAGCAGTCAAATATGGTGAAAATATATTTTCAAAGTATGTGAACGCTATGACACCCTCTGATATATCAGCAGATTTTGATCTGTCTGCGGATTCAACTATAAACTTTTCGTAAATTGAACTATCTATTGCTGCCATTAGTTTGCAAGTATAACTGATTGGAGTTTCGACACTACTTTTTTCATTGCGTCAGAATCTTTAAGTCCATCAAGACTATTTAAGCTTGATCCACCACCGCCACCACCAGATGGAGCAGAGGGAGTATTAATTGGTATACCCTTTTCAATTATAACAACTTGATTTCTATTTTTATTTTTACTTGTATTCATATTAGTTCTTTGTCTCTTGGGAGTTTCAATACTTAAATTTTTCTTCTCACCTTTTACTTCTTTATTAGCATTAGTGGCAACTCTTCTTATAGTCTCTATAGCACCACTTACTGAAGAACTGCTATCTTTCTTACTATCTGTTTCTCTTTTTTGATTATCTGACTGCTGTTTTCCATCACCACCAAGAAAATTAGAAATGAAATTTTTTGTTCTTGAAAATATTCCTTTTGTTTGATCTTGCTCATCTTTATCTGCATTATTAGACTCATCTCTATCAGTAATAGTCTCTCCCTTGTCTTGAGCTTTACTAGATTCTAAATTTTTGAAATCTTTATCATCACTTACTCCTTTTATTAAATTCTGATCATTAGGATCATCATCCTGTTGTTTTTCAGTTCCAGTATTATCGACATTAAAATTACCTTTTTCACCCTCTACATTATCGGCACCACCTTCTTTTGGTTTTTCCTGTTTAGGTTTCTCATCTTCTTTTTTATCCTTTTTTTCATCTATCTCAGATTCAATTAATTGTTTTCCATCAAAATCTGTCAATCCAGCATTTGCAGGATTTCTAGCCGCAAACGCAGTTATCATCATATCTTTTCTTACTTTATTCAAACTATTATTTGCTCTCTCTATACTTTCCTCATTAGTTCTTCTTAATAATATTAAATCAACCCCTTGGGATAACTTTTGAAATGCAGCAGAAATACCTGAACCAATACCGATTAGAAAATCTCCAATACTATCCATATAATTTGAAAGAACAGTTATCACACTTTGTATTCTTTTTATCAATCCTTGAATTGCCTTTATAATTTTTGGTAACGAATTAACAAACCATCCTATTAATACAATACCAAAGAAATCAAGTATTCTACCAAGAAAACCCTTTGTACTTCTTGAGACAACATTTCCCTGTCTCTTTGTTGATCCTTGAACTGTTGATGCTTCTAATTCATCTTCTCTTTGCCTTCTTCTTGCATTTTCTCTTCTTTTTGTAAAAAAACTATTATCATTTCCAATTAATGTTCTTTTAAATTTATTATTTTCAGATGTTCTTTGTACTATCTCGTTTGATGTTTGTCTAGAAGCAGTCAAACCTTTTGTAAAATTAACTACTGAATCTCTTATTGAATTAATACTTATATTTGATTTGAGAACTGCATCTCTTCTTTTTTTAATTGACATTATACCACCACATTATACACTGATTCAGAATATCCAATGAAATTATTTGCAAAATCTGAAGATGGAATATTAGGTATTGAATCACTAGGAGTCTTTGAACTCGTTGCCATAGTTGCACTTGCTGGTAATGATGTTCCTGAAGGACTTAATGGTATTGTAGTTATCTCTGCAGATTGATCAAAGGATGCTATCAAATCACTCACTTTTGAATCTTTTTTGAAGTTAATAGGTGTAATCATTCCAGATACATCCGAACTGAATAATTCAGGTCCTTTTTCTCCAACGACATATGGTTTTTTAGCATCGACAGGACCACCATCTGCCCTTCCTTCAACTCCTTCAACTGTATATGTTTCTTCTTCTTTCTTCTTCTTCTTATTAGCTCCAGTAAATCTATCAGCTAAAAATCCAGCACCGCCACCACCAAACATACTTAGTAAAGTAAGACCGATGATACCAGCAGCACTTGTTAACGGTTCTGGTATAAGAGTTAATCCAATCAGAGTACCAACTAATCCACCAGCCGCAGTTGCAGTTGCCCCAACTTTTGCCTGTTTATCTGTCTGACCCTCTTTTTTTCTATCTTTAAAATCAAAATATGCAAAGAGAGGTGTTAATGCTGCTTCAAGACCTATTCCAAGAGGTCCTAAAGTTTTTAAACTACCTTTTAATCCCGTTTTTGCACCAGTTTTTGCTACTCCCTCCGCTGCTTCAGCGACTAATTTCTTACCGAATACTGATTTGAAGAAATTTTTTATTTGTTTAGGAAACAATGCTGGAATAGCACCTAATCCTAACAACGGTAATCCTAAATTTTTTACAACTTTGCCTGGACCTTTTGTAACAAGATTCCGTATATACAATCCGAAATTCTTACGAAAATTATCGACATTATTTTTTATAAATTTTAATGCTCCAACAAATGGTGCTGCCAGTAATGCAGAGAATGCAAATTTAAGTGCTAATCCTGAAATAGCACCCACCACTCCAACTAACTTTCCAATACCAACTGTGAGTGCTAAACCAACACCACCTAAAATTGCAAGGTCAAATAAAAATTTTCTTTTAAATTCATTTAGTTTATCAACATTTCCTTCTGATGTTAATCTTAAAAATGATAAAGTTTTATCAGTCAACCAACCAGCAGCGAGAATGAATAAAAAATTACCTAATCTACTTAATATACCTTGAGCAAAACCTGCTACTCTCCTCACTGGAGCAAGTAAAGCAGTTTGTATTTTTCTCTCTAATTCTGATTCCTTTCCCTCTCTAAGTCCTTGCTCTGCTAGTATTGCTTCTCTTTTTTGTTTTGCTGCCTCTCTTTGTCTATCTAATTGATCACTAACGTCTAAGTTAGATTTTATCACTGATAGTGAACTATTTAATGAAAGTATCTGATCGGATATTGCAGATAGTTGTCCTGAGACACTTGATAAAGATAATGAGTTTTGACTAAGTAGACTTGTTGTTTGTGGATCTGGTTGAACTGGTGGTGGAACAGCACGACCAGTAAAGATACCAGAAGATACACTTCTTCTAATACCTCTAATTCCTCCTGCTATCGGGGATTGTAACCCTTGTTCCTCATCCATTACGTTCTTGTTGTGCTTTTAAATTTTCTTCTTCAATGTATTGTTGTAAAAGTGAAACGTAAATTTCTCTTTCCCACGGAATCATATTCTCAAGTTCAGTTAAACTATATTTATGATGCTGCATCAAAGCAAAATTTAACTTATAGTATGACACAAGATCCTCGTGTGCCATACTTATCCGAAAAAACTCTGCAGCCCCTCAAGTTTTATTTCACTATCAACTTTTGTATTTGGATTTGTAACTTTTACAACATGAGATAATTTTGGCATTGTTGTAAAGAAATTTTCAACCATCTTAAATTGATTTGAATTTAATGATTCCACAAAATCTGAAAGTTCTTTCTTAGTACACTCTTGATGAGACCACGTTTCTTCCTCAGAATATACTTGGTCTATACAAGATGAGATTAATTCAAAGGTATCTTCAACCTTTAAATCTGTCATTGAATCAAAGTTGTTTTTAATAAATTCACTCAATGATGGATACTTCATTCTTAAAGTATAGGTATCATCTAGAATGATATCAGTAGAGTGACCTTTATCTTTTTTTACTTTGATATCATCAATATTAATTGATGCTGGAACTTGTGTTTTTTCATCATCAGGACAAGTCACCATGACTTCGATATGTTCTCCCACAGATTTTCCTCGAATATTTAAAAACAAATATTCAATATCGAAAGTTGCAAGTTTTTCAACTTTGATTCCTTTCGTTAGTATACATTTTGCCAAAACATCTTTAACTGCTCTTGCAATCTGTTTTGCATCTTGGGTTTCCATCGCAATAATTAAAATCTTTTCCTCTTTAACTAAAAAAGGACGATATTTAATTTTCCTATTCGATGATGGTAAAGTCAACTCATACGTAGGAGTTGATATGGTTGGTAAAGGCATAATAATTACAGCACTTCAGTATGATTATTTATAGGTGTTTTAAAAATCTATCTTTCGCTAAATGGAGTCAGAGTGGTATTTGTACCAAATCTCCTTGTTATTCCTCCACCTACTAATTCTGGTGGAAGATTTCTATATGCTGTTCCATAATTTAATAGTGCTAAATCATCATTCATTATTCTAGACAAAGTATTATTATTTCTCTCAGTCTGTCTTGCTGACGCTCTTCTATCTCTTGCAGATTGATTATTAAAGTCTAATCCTAATGCTCTCGCTAAAGAATTTGATTCACCACATATATATCTGTCAAAACTAAATGTTGCAGTTGCTTTCAATACAGTTGAATTTTGATAAGATACTCTTGTTGAATTAAGTGATAGTGGGAACATTCCAATAAATCTATATTCTAAAAATTGTTCGTGGTTTTTTTCAAACTTTACTACTCTAGTATCGTTAGATTTATATTCATCAGGATACTTCATTTTGAAGTGGTAGGTATCTGAGGAAGCATCTGCAATAGAACCACCTGATATAAATTCCATCCAGTGTTCTAAAAATTTCAATGTTTTATATTCATTATCTACATAAAAATCAAAATTTACCTGAGTAAAATTTCTTGTATGTGCAAATCTTTCAATCAATCCTTGATAATCACCTGCAGTATTGAGAGTTGCCATAGCACTGCCTGGTAAAACTGCATCACTACAAAGCAAACCAACATTATCTGAAATAAAACGATCATTTATACCTTTCTGTCTTAAAAATCTTCGACAATCTCCTCTTGGTAAAACAAATTTTACTAAAAACTGTGATGTCTGAGCTACATTCTGTAACTTAGGCATTATATCCGATATTCCTCTTGGTCTTGGTGCTGGCACTCTAAATACTTCTATAGTATAGTTATTTAGATGGCTTATAGGGGAAAATACTATCCATCCTTTCCTAGAAAGTACAAAGGTGATCCAACAAATATTATTTACAGATCACTTTGGGAAAGAAAGTTTATGGTATATTGTGACAAGAATGCGAAGATTTTAGAGTGGGGAAGTGAAGAGATAGCATTACCATATATTTCTCCACATGATAGTCGTGTTCACCGTTATTTTCCAGATTTTTATATCAAGGTGCAAGAGAACACAGGTAAAATAAAAAGATATCTTATCGAAGTCAAACCATTGAAGCAAACAACGAAACCAAAGAAACCAAAAAGACAAACTAAAGGTTACATTCGTGAAGCATTTGAATACGCAAGAAACCAAGCAAAATGGAAAGCAGCACGAGAATATTGTGCAGACAGAATGTGGGAATTTAAAGTGATTACTGAGAAAGAATTAGACATATGAGTAGATTAGATCCTATTATGAAAAATCTTATCGGCACAGAAAGTCCCGATGATTTAGCAACAGAAATATTAGGTGCATTGACTGAAGGAAGTAATGTTCCTGAAGCAGGTAATTTTTATGTCTTTGTATATCGTGCAAAAACACCAGGCATTGCGTATGATTCTCATCCACTTGTAGCGGTGACTGATGTTTTTCAATGGGGATTCAAAGGATTGAATTATCATTGGGGTGAAATGAGGCAATATACCTTCCCAGAAGTAGTTGGTGGTTTATACAAAGTAGATGAAATGGAGTTAAGGGATTTAAGAACTCTACCTTTTGTCAAAATCATACTAAATAGTTAAAAAAATTATATATGCCCGATTATTCTGCCGATTATAAAACACAAGAATCTTATTATGCTTCTCAAGAGTATAAGGATGCTGTTGAGCAAGCTCTGGAAACTGGAAATGAACTACCTACTTACGCTACACGAGATAGAAAAATAACAAATAGAATAAGAAATAAAAAATTACCACCACTGAGCTATCCACTTGCTACAGGTCCTAGTCAAAGGACTGGTGATAGACTCGTTATTAAATGTCTTAAATTTGAACCCCCAGAAGATGGTGCAGGAGCTACTGTTACACCAATAAATATGTTCAAAAAAAATGATAAGACAAAGAAAGTTTCTGTTATCAGTGCTGATGATAAGAAATTGATGAAAAAAGGTGAATTGAAAATAAAAAACGAAAAGGGAGAGTTAATGACTGGGAATGAAAGACCAGGCATTGATTTCAAGGTGACTGATGCTAACTCAAGAATGAGTAAGCATGCAGATAGGTTGATGAAATATTTAATTGAATTACCCATACCTCAAGATTTAACTGATTCAAACTCTGTAACTTGGGGTGAGGATCGTGCTAATGCACTAGAACTTGGTGCATTAGCAGTGGCACAAAAAGCGATGGGTGAGAATATTGGAGAAGGTGCGGTTAATGTAGCACAAGCAGCGGTCACTGCATTAAATAGTGGAATTGATATTCCAGGTTTAAAACCTGAAACTCAGGGTGCAGTCAGAGCAGCGTTATCAGGTGCAGCGATTGGTGCATTAGGATCAAACGTGAGTCCACAAAGTGTCATATCTCGTTCAACAGGTCAAATTCTTAATAATAATTTAGAATTACTTTTTAAAGGAGTTAATTTAAGAACTTTTCCATATGCTATCACATTCTCTCCAAGAAGTCCAAAAGAAGCGGATATTGTAAGACAAATAATAAGACGCTTAAAGGCATCAATGGCACCAAAAGCTGGAGAATTTAATGGAACCGCTGCAGGTATATTCATACAATCACCCGATGTATTTCAACTTAAATTTTTAAAAGATGATGTTGATCATCCATTTTTACATTCATTTAAATTATGTGCATTGACAGGAATGGCTGTAAATTATACTAACGCAGGTACTTACAGTACATATGAGGATGGTACACCAGTAAATATTAGAATGAGTTTAACATTTAAAGAACTTAATCCAATATATCATGAAGATTATCAACAAGTGGGAGCGGGACCAGGAGTAGGGTACTAATGGGATTTTTTAGAGAATTACCTCAAATAGCATATCAATCACCACTATCTCACAAAATATCTGCGAGAGAGTTTATTGTAATTAAAAATATTTTTCGTAGTGCGAAATTGATGGATTATGTAAGGAGTGGAGCGATAGCACAACAAAAGTTAGTGATAAAAGATGGAGATAGACCAGATACACTCGCAGATTTTTTATATGGTGATTCATCCTTAGATTATATAATCATATTAGTTGCAGGAATTACAAATATAAATCATGAATGGCCACTTCAAGATTATCAAGTTTATGATTATGCGTTAGAAAAATATGGTAGTGAAGAAAAAATGAATGAGATTCGATACCATGAAACCTTTGAAATAAGAGATGACCAAGATCGCCAAATTTTACCTCCAAAATTAATTGTAGATACTGACTTTAAAATATATGGTTCATCAACACAGGCAGGTTCTGTAAGATATTTTTTGCGTTCACAAGCAGGAAATAGACAACTTGATGATAAAAATGAGTACTCAGTTGCAACTGATGGTATCGCAAGGGCAGTTACAAATTTAGAATTTGAATATACTGAAAATGAAAAAAAGAGAAAAATTGACGTTTTGAAAAATGGATATATACAAACATTCATTAATGATTTAAGAGATATTCTAAAATATGACAAGAGTTCAAATTATATTTCATCAAGTCTAGTTGCAACAGAAAATACAGAAACTGTTAATCCATAAAAAAAGGGGGTCGTTTGACCCCCATATAATTATTCTTCTGCAAGTTTGGCGAAGTATGATAGTGCGTCATCCTCTTCTTCTGCTACTGCAGGAGTTGGTTTTGATACAGCAGCAGTTACTAACTCTTCTGCTTCTCCACGATCATTGTCCTCTTCTTCAAACTGTGGTGCAGCGGACTTCTTATTTCCAAGAACATAATCTAGACGAGTCTTTAACTCATCGTATGTCTTGAACTGGTCTGGTGCAACAATCTCAGCAAGTGAGAACTGTTTCTTCCAGAGTGCTTCCATTGCATCGTCATCATCAAGTAAAGGACTTGGTGCAGCAAATTCAGAACTATCATAGTTTCTGTATCCTGCAACATTCTTTGCTTTTAACTTGAAGTTAGCACCTTGCCAGAAATCGAATGGATCGATTGCTTCCTCGTCTTCAAACTCAGGTTGCATTGCTGCAGTAAGTTTG